AAATTCGCCGTCGATCTCAAAGCCTTTTGCCTTTTTGATTTCAGCCATTTTCTCCGGAAATCTTTTTGCATTAAACCAATATTGCGTATAAACCGATCCGGTCGCGTTTTGAAATTTAATCAAAACTTTATACCCGTTTAACGTGATATATTTTCCCGATTTAGCGTAATTTTTTTTATTGGCTTTTTTTTCTTTTGCTAAACGCTTTAGATATTTATCTTTACGTTCTACCGGCGCGTTGTCCGGACTTGTTATTATGTTCTCTGTATTGTCTTTTCTGGATTCGCTAGACATTATTTTCTCCCCAGTTAGTTGTTAAAAAAAAGGCGGACTGTAGATCAATCCGCCTTTAAAAATAAAATTTTGATTATCCTAATACGTCTTTAATTAAGTAACCGGCTAGACTTGCAACAACTTTTGGTTGATACAACATTCCAACTTCGATCGCTTCACTAGAACGTTTTTCTTCTCTCCATCTTTTAACTAATGGCTTAGAAGAACGGAAAATGTAACCCGCGCTTGCTTTTCTAATGCTAGGCTTGCTAGCTTTATGACCAACAAAAACGTTGTCTCCCCAAACCGGCGCGATTGATGCACTAACGCCTTCGGCGGCACTATCAATAACTGATTTAGGTACTAACATTTTTTCTAGTCCAAAAAGACCGGCTAACATATTTTCAGAAATATCGATACTAGTGTATTTGATACGATCAATTACGCTAGAATGATTTTTCGCGGCTAACATAGCTTTATGAGGCACGATACCAAAGTTAGGGTTTAAGCCCGAACCTTCTAGAACACTAGTCGCTGCCGTATCCATTAAAGGAATTGGGTTTGAAGTAGTTGTATCTAGTGACCATTGAGCGGCCGCAGCTAATGAAACGTTTTGAGACCATGACGTAGAGGTAAACAAAGACGCAACAGATTTTTCTAGTCTTAATAGAATTTTATCCGTTAGTTCTTCGGTAACGTCTGCGCGCATTCCGCCTAAATCGTAATTTTCTGCGTCCCTATCTGAAATATAGTCATGTAAAGAATGTTCTTCTAAAACATAACTAGAAGTAGATAGTTGAAAACTATGTTGTCTTGACTCGGCTCTATTCGCTCGCGCCGTTTCAGGTAGTCTGAAATCACGGTCATAAATAAAGTATTTGTCACTATCTTTTTTAACTTGAACTTCTGGAAATACGTCCATAGCAATGAAATTTTCATTTCTATACTTAATGGATATATTACTAAGCGGTTTATCAACGTGTATCTGATTTCTAAATGGCATGGTCTACTCCCTTCCGAACGACGGCGAAATTAAAATTTCTGCTACGGTCGCGGTTGCGGCAACAGCGTCGCCTAGTAAAATACCAACAAACGCAGACGCTAAAGTTAAAGCGGTCGTAGTGTTTGCCAATGTGAACGGAATAGCTCGTCCGCTAGAGTCACTAGCTACTAGACCGGCCGCCGAAACTGTATCGTTAAAATAAACTTTGGCGCGTTCTCCACTTATGGCTACTGGTATTGATTGATTAGTGTCTGTTACCGTGTCGATTGTTACACCGATAGGCAAAACTTGATTAGATGCCGGATATGCAACGGTATTAGCCGCCGAAATTCCTACAATCCTTTGAGCGGCGAGCGTAGTCGCCACCTTAAAACTATGGACTTTGTATCCCATGTTTATTCCCCTTTAGGTTTAAAATTATTCTTCTTTAACGTTAGGTTTATCAACTGCTAATTTACCCGCGTTAAACTGTCTATAAGCCGTTGCGTAATCAACCTTATTGTCGATTGCGTATTTGGCAATTTCGTCTACTTCATTAGTTTTTTTATCGTCCTCTACAGTCGAATTTTCTTCGAAATTAACGTCTGCAACGGTTTTGCCTAATGTAGCAAATTCTTTTAATAACTCATAACGATCTAACTCTTTAGAGTCGTCGCCGGACTTAATACTAAACTTTTTAGTCTTTTCATCCATTTTATTTTCTAGTATTGCAATTGCAAATGGTTTCATTGCTTTACTAATTAGTTTTTCATTAATTAAAGTGTCTACTTGAGCCTCTAAAGCGATTGCCTCTTTTTCTTTTTCAGTAGCAAATACTTTAGCTTCGGCGTCTGTTTTAGCTTTATTTGAAGTTTCTAACTCAGTAGTTCTTGACTCTAAATCAGTTTCAAATTGCTTATTAGATGTTTCTAGCTCTTTGTTGGCTTTAGTCATTGCTTCTAGTTTTAATTCTAGAGCGATTTCTTTTTCCGTTTTTGACATTATGGTTTCCCCTTGTTTGAAATTAATTTCATTTTCAATTGAATAAGTCTTAATGGTAACGTCTTTTTCGTTTTCTGCAAATGTTTTTAATGCTGCATAGTCCTTTAGTCCAAATCGAGCCAATATATCAGCTAAATTTGACACCGCCGGAGTGTCTGCGCCCAATAAAGAAACGGCCTTTAGCATTAAGTCAAAAGATCCGCCTTTAGTCTTTACATCGAAGAAAATTTCGCTTGAGACATTTCTGTATGATTTGTTCTCTATTAGCTCGTAAATCTTATTAGGAATGTCGATAAAATCAGCCACTAATTTTTCGCCCTCGCGATATATTCTACCGATCCAACCTGCCGCCGGCATTCCGTCCGCCTTGGTTAACTCTTGATCGTCGTTGTGTCCTAATTTTAGATATGGTCTAGCCGTTTCGCTCGTCGCGTCAAAAGCCCTTACCATTTCGTCAATATGGTCTGTCGTATATTCGTCGCCGTTCCAAATTCCCGCGCTAAAAATCTCAACGCCCTTTATTTCTTTTAGGTCTGCCGCGAATTCCTTAGTAGTCGTCTTATATTCTTTAAAATCTTTTTGGTTTAGCTTTAACCATTCCAAGGCGTTTGCTAAGTCCCAATCTGGTTTAATAAATTTAACCGCTTGAACTAAAACCTTTTCAGGATTTAACAATTGCTGAATTAAAGTTTTGTCTCTAGGTACGCCGACAATAAACGTAATTCCTACGCCCATGTGAACAACCTCGAAACTATCCGGAATAAATAAATCCGGACTATGAATGTTTCTAATTACTTCGTTTTCGTTTTCACTTAAAAAATCCATTTAATTTTCCCTCTCTATATAATAGACCTATTCTTCTAAAAAAGATAGTTCGTTAATTACTGTTTCCATATCTTGGACGTGCTTATTGTTCTTCACAGTTTCCAAAGACCTGTATTGTTTTTGTAATTGGTACTGAGAGGCTAATCTCATTAGATTTCTGAGTATAAAGGCGTTAACCCCCTCACCTTCTTTTTTAGTATCTTGATAAAACTCAACCAAATAAGGGTCTTTGGCCTTTGGTACTAATAAACTTATGTTTCTATCGTTTTCACTTGGTGGTAATAAAGCCATTTAATCTCCCTAAGATAATTCTCGCCACGTTAGCGAGGCTTCAACTGTTATGTTATTTGTTATTGGTCTGCATACTAAGACAATCTCGTCGACTGTTCCGTCAATAGCACTTCCTAATTTAATAGCATTTTGAACTGTAGGGGTAATAGGTAAAGCAGTAGTGAAATAACCGCCGTCCATATGAGTGCCATTAGTTACTGTGTTTGTACTGGCTCCCGTAGCTACCATGATCGCACTATTAGTTTCATTAGCATAAGTAAACGTTCCCGCTACTGTACAGTTAAGTTGTAATTCCCAATGGGCCTGATCGTTAGTAGATGTTGCAAGTAAAGATAAGCCCTCTAGTAATATCCCTACGTCTATATGAGTTGATTTTAACTTGATTCCAAGAATTGCATATTTACTCCCAGTCGATAAACCAGAGACCGAACCACTATCGGCATGTCTTAATATGCCTAAGTTATTCACTCCTCCTTCACTAGCAACGCTTGAACAGATATGTAATAAGCTAGAAGCTGCGCCCGATCCGTCGTTAGATATTTCATACCTTACCGGCAAGTTAGGTGTGGACATATAAACTTTATCTAAAACATTAGTGTTTAGAAATTGATGGCAATAAATTGGAACGCCGTCAATATAAAATCCCATTCTAACTCGACCTACTCCTAGCCATTCAAAATCTATAAACATAATTTGAGTTTTAGAGGGATCAATGGTTATTCCGCTACTCCCTGCTCCATTCATTTTATCAATGTTCCAAGCTGACTGCTCAACCGTCGTATCAACTGCCGAACCCGTAACATAAGTTCTATTAACTACAGACATTACGCTATCTTTTATTTGAAAAAACAATCCGTTCTTCTCGTCGAAGTATCCGACCCTAGCTGTATTCCCGGAGCCGCCGTCCTCTAATAAACCAGTCATAACTATTAGTTGAGATTTACCGGGTTGATAATTAAATCTCATTTTCGTTTGGCGAACTCTTGTTCCCAAAGTTGTAGCTCCGACAGACATAGTAGTTGAAGCTTGATCGGCATTATAAGTTGAGCTTGTTCCGCTTCCTGATGTTTCTTGGTCATCCCAGAACAAAGGCATGTTATCGTTAATTTGTTTTGAGTCAAACAATGTCGTTAGGTTAGAAACTCTAAGTCTGCCAAAAGCATCGCCCGAGGCATTGTCCGTATTAATGTTTATATTTTCAAAATAACTCATTCATTCCCCTATATTATAAACCAATTACTACCGTTACTTATAATTTTCATTGTACTATTTAAGGCTAACGTCTTTGTCAATTTTCCGTCAATAGTTTCTGTCCCATTAGCATCAACCGTTACTAAATTAGTAGCGTCTATTGCTTTTATATAATATTCCCTGCTATTATGACTCGCTGCCGCTGGGAGGGTTATTGTTATTGCGTTAGAACTAGCATCACATAATACAATATGGTGAGTAGCATCTAAGGTAAGTGTTGCACTTGTTTGTGTTGTTACTTTTCTTTTAACACCTTCGGTTGTATTAAGGCCGCCGTTTATTTTTAAATTACCACTACCAACAAGGTCGGGCTCAACTATTAAATCGGTCCCGTCATAATAAATACTCGCATCTTTTCCCGCGCCGAACATCACGCAATCTTTAACTGTATCACCAGCTAGATAAACCCCTGCATGAGAACAGGTTTCGACAATTATCCCGCAACCAAAAGATAATCCGTCTTGCGCCCAAACATAAAGTCCGGTTGGATTAGGAATTAAGTTTGCTATAACAACCTTGTTAGCAGAAAATTGATTATAGTATAAATTCGGTTTTCCTCCGCTAAAAGAAGGACTTGCGGCAACTATATTATTTACCCAGGCTCCTAAATCCGAACTCCCAGCTTTACTTTTCCACCTAGAGGCAATAAGAGCCGGTTCCTGCCCCCATGTTCCGGCGTTTGCGCCCCATGTTCCGGTTCCCTCATTATCTATTTGAAACAACATACCACTTACAAAAGGTAAAAAACCGCCTCCCGTTATTTTAGTGTCTACTGCAAAGGCGGCGGCCTGTCTTATCGCCGCCGTTATATTTATAGAGCCCCCGATATCGACTAAACCAGTCCCTTGCGGATTGTCGTTGTCGGTATTCATAGCTCCGTCAACCTTAAGCACCGAGAACTTTTCTATAGATGCGTTTTCTCCGACCGCCGCATGTTTAGACCACGATCCGGTGTTAGAATTATCAATACCAGCATAAAATATTTCAGTACCATTGTTTTTAGCAGATAAAACTTTAGCTCCGTCGGCTGTTAAGCTATTGGCCGTTTCTAACTCAAATCCTATAGCTGTAGACGTATCGGCAACACTAGATTCAAATGTTCCAACCGGAGTAATGAACTTATCATTAGTATCTATTTTTACATTAGTAGATTTTAACTTATTGCCATTAGCTCCGTCCCATACAGCAATCCCTTCGTCGGTACTCGTACCAATCTTAGGAATAAACGATTTAATGTATTGAAACATACTCACGGTGGTATTTCTCTCTCCATTATTATCTGAAAACTACAAGTGCTAGTATTGGCTTTTAATTTAACCTGCGTCTCTGTAGCATCAAAGGTCATGCTTAAAGTATCGCCGTATTCTATATCGAAATAAGTAGAGCCATTATCCCAACTGGCTTGTAAATTAACGTCGGAAGCATTTGTATTTTTTATTATTATTGATTTTATAGCCTGTTCTGATATCGCCGGAATATTACCAGCCGTAGTCGAGGCCGTTCCGTTCTCTTGATACAGCACTCCTGTCTCGCCTGACTTAAAAGCAATGTCTTGGGCGCCTACTAAATAAAAATCTAAGCCTCTCTTAACTATAGCACCCGGAGAGACTGTAACATCGGTTGAAGTTACGTAATCAACTTCGCTAGAAGAATTCGAGTGCTTAGTTGTCCACGATTTTATAAAACTCCAAGGGTTAGACATTACATTCCTTTTAATTTAAACATAAATTGTACACCGATAGTAACAACGAAACTAACTAAGCCAATGGCTCCGGCTAATTTCCACTTAAAACTTAATAGCTGATCTAGCTTAGTCTCTACTTTATCAAATCGTTTATCAGTTTGTTCAATAAAATAATTCATTAACTCTTTATCCATAAGTTACCGCCTAGAAAAGCCTGAGCCTAATTGATTGTCTATAAATTCGTCTATTCCTACCGTCTTGCTACCATTTTTAGACGGTGCATATTTAACTTCTTTAGAGCCGTCCGCTTTTTGTACTATTCGATCGTTTACTTTAACCGATTTGTCGGGACTGTATTCCTCGAATATAGTAATAGGGACAACGATTGATCTACAGTTAAAATGTAATGGCGGAATAGGTTGAGTGCCTTTTTTAAAGTTCTTACCATGTAGGCCCGCGCATATTTCAGTCGTTCGCCCGTCCATTACTGCACTAAACTGATAGCCGTCTACAACGTTAGATTTTTCGAATTCGTCTACGCGCGCGCGGTTCATTACTTCGGTCGTCTTAGTTCTAGCAAAACGATCAATACTTGTTTGTCCTAAACCTCGAACGTCGTTCTCTATTTCGTTAATCACTTGCGATAAAGGTTTACCGTCTTTGAGTGCATTTCTAAGCCTGGTTTGAGTCGCACTATTAACGATATATTCCCAATCGCCAATATATTGAAACGTCTCTAAATCTAAGAACTCCAAAAAGTCCTCGCTAGGTAACGGATCGGCAAAACTACGTTTAAATAACTCGTTTCTAGCTATTATTTGCGACTCTTTATAATGGTCTCTTAATGACTTCTTTAGCATTTGTTTTAAGGTGCTTAGTTTCTTAATCTTTAATGTAGTAATTCGCTCCGGCTTACCGTCTCCAAATAGTATCTTTTTCTTTTCTATTTGGTCGGTAAGGTCTGCGAATATATCGTCCATTATTAAGTTAGCCGAAGAAACTATTTTATTCTGCGTACTATCGAGTTGTTTAGAAATGACTTCAAAATTGACTTTATCGCTAAATCCACCTTCTGGAGTATCGAACGCCGGCTTTTCGGCAAAGTCTTTTTCTTCTTTTTTCGCTTTGTCGATTTCTTCTTTGTCGTCTTTTTCTTTAGCCCCTTTATTTTCTTTTTTGTCTTGTTTGTCATTGATCTTACTCTCATTTTCTTTGTCGGCATTTTGTCCCCCAAATGGACTAGGCATTGGCTCCGGTTGTTCTACGTCGCCCTCCGGAAATTTAATTAAGTTTCTAAAATGATTAATTTCTTCGTCGCTAGGTTTGTAAACCCTACCCTTTACAGCTTCGAGGAATATTCTAGCGAATTGTTCCGCGTTTTCTTCTTGAATTGGATCGAATTTAAAGCGAGGAAAATTTTCCGTTACGCCGTGGTTCCAAGCGGCTAGAGGTTGAATGATATGCTTATTTACCATGCGCTCAAGTGTAGCCCTGCGTCTATTGATATGTTTAAAAAAGATATTCATTTGTTCTTTACCTAAAGCAAATGCACCGCCGCCGGTTTCCCCGCCTTGAAAACCCATTAGATCGGGAACTAATAAAGAACGACCTATAAACATATTAAAAAGGTTAATGCCTTTGATATATGTGTCGCCGTTATTTGATGCCTCTAGAAAACTTAGTTCAAACTCTTTAGGTATAACGATTGCGGTCTTAGTTTGAAATCTTTTAATGATATCGAACATTTTGTCGACTTTTTCTTGAGGTACGTTCGAATCGTATTTAGCTACCGGAGTAGGCGAGGCGTGCTTTTCTAAAAATATTGAATAATAACGAATAATATGTCGCTTTACGAAATAAGCATTGTAACAAGCGCGCAAATCTGAAGTGCCATAAGGGTTTTGATACCTTCTGTTATTGATGTAGTGCATTAATGACTTAGGATTAATGTCTAGGTCTGAATTAGATCCGCGTTGTTCGTACTTAGTAATAACGCCTTTTTTATCAGTATGTAAAAGCCATGTATCCGGATGCCTTGTTTTAATTTCTTTTAAAGTAAGTGATTGATCGTCTCTAAGCATAAAGATTTTTTCGGCCAATCCGTATCCGAATTTAAAACCGGAGTCGATTAATTCCTCTAATTGGTCATCGAATGCAATTTCCGGATCGTTCTCTAAACGTCTCGAAATGTCATCGGCAACGGCCGGATCTCCGTTGTCGTCCGTGATAATGGACCAACCGGAGCCGATAACAAGGTCTGTTTTAAGTTGTAAAGCGACGTTGACTTGATCGTCGTTGCCCATTTCTTCGTAAATAGAATAGTCGCCTTGTTTTTGCCAAAGGTCATCGGGATTGTAAGGTCTTAAATATGATTTAGTATGATAGGCCGACTCCGCTACTGTTTTTTCGGCTACTCCGAAATATAAGTCCTCTACTAAATTAGTTGTGTTTTCCGATTTGGGTTTTGTTTCTTCTTTGGTTTCTGCCATTAAAATTTCCCCTACAATAATATTTTAGTAGTTAAATCTTGATAAAGGTCCAAACTACTTCTTTGTTCAATGCACATTTGAATAGCTAAAGCCGACGCAATAATACAATCGTCATGTTCGCCCGACTCCGCCTCAATTTTCCCATTATTATCAATTAGGGTAAGGCATTCATTTAGGCTTTGTCTACTCTTTATTTGCGCCGTTCCGTTTTCTACTCCGTCGATAAAAGTGTCAATCATTAATGGTCTAGTTATTGAGTCGGTTTTCCATCCTACTTTGTCTTCTTTGTATCCGTATAGATTAACATATTTTAAATGCTCCTCTAGCTCTAACAAAACCGCATGACCATGATTGTTTAATTCTACGCCTAATAACGGCCATTCCCTAGAAGTTTTATGATACCTACTACAAAGGTCGTAGACTTTATGTGCAAAAACGCGCGGTCTCCATTTATTAGATCGTATTTGAGCGACTTGTTTCATTGATTTAGTATCGAACATTGTCGCGACTGAGTAATCGCCGCCGACGCCCTCGGCCGTATCCGCCCCGCACGCGTAACGCTTACTAGAGTCGAATTCCTCGAATATTTCTATGGTTGTGTCTTGTTCTATTGGATTAGGGAGTTTATTTAAAAGGTCTGATATTATTTCTAAATCCATAGCACTAGAGCCGGAGGCTAGGAAACACGATTTATCGTTTGAAGGGTATTCTTGCACGAACAAATCAGACGTTTGTAGTTTAAACCGCCTAAAGGCTATTTGCTCTTTAGTTATATCAACATTGTATTGTCTTTTTGCCGTAGCAATTAGGTCTATTTCATCTTTAGTAAATGACGTAATTTCGGACGCGTCCATAGCATATTCTTTGTGTATAAACCACGGGAAAAACAATTTAGCGGCTCTATGCTCTGGGTTTATCCAATCTTTATAGAAATGGTTTCCTAAGCCCGCCGGTGTCGACTCGAATACGACTATTCCGGTGTCTATAGAAATAGTTTCCAGAGTAGCGTCAAGCCTAGCCTTTTCAGTAAAGGCACTCTCTGAAACGTGCAAGTAATGATTTGTTCCGCCCCTTAAATCTAACGTTACAAAAATCCTAGAATTTAGATCCGGAAAATACAATTCAAACTTGCTGCCCCCTCCCTTAGCTATTCTAGGTTTAAATTTAGGCGGCATATGTTCGTAGGCCGTTCTTACAATAGAAAACAATTTTTCTAAAGTATTACGTTGATGAGCAACGATACAGGCATTTTTATTTTTACCGAAACAAACGAAATCTAACATCTTTAACAGGCCATTAGTGGACGCTCCGCCCTGTCTGTATTTGAGTATCATCTGCCAACGATTTTTATTGTCGTTGATAGCTCTTTGTATTCCGTTTTCTTTGAATGTAATTAACTTACCTTGTTTGTCGACTATCTTGTAAAAATTATTTAGACGCCAACGCCAACTAGAAATGCGCGGATCTAATTTAGATGTTTCCACGTTGTCCCGCTTTTTATGCTAGTTACGCGCGACCTACTAACGCTATACTTTTTAGCTATTTCCTTATGTGTAAGCTTTTTATTTTTTAACATTTTCTTTATTTCTATAACATCTAACTCGGTTAGTTTTGCTAATCCGTTTTTTTCGCCTCTAATATCTAATAAACCATTTTTTCTAGCGTGATTAAGATTTTCAGCATGACTTACATATTCAAGATTTGACAACCTATTGTCTGATTTTATTCCGTTAATATGGTTTACTTCTAATCTAGATTTTCCTCTAAACGACTCTAGAACTAATCTATGCATATAATAGTTTGAAAATTTATTATTTTTATCCGGCAATTGAACGTTAAGGTAGCCGCCGGAGTGTTTTCTAGGTTTTAATATTCGTTCATATTTACAATTTGCAAATCGTCCCGCAGAGCTAACCTGATAAATACCTTCATACTCTAAAACGTCTCGCCAAATTTCCATTTAGTCCTCCCAACGGTCTTTGTCGGCGTCTAATTTTTCTAATTCGTCCGCTAGAATATCGTTCAAAGATTTGTCGGCGTCGTCGTGTTCGCCTTGTTTAGCCGATACCGAAACACGATTCCCCCAACGAGTAGGAAATTTACGTTCTAGAACCCATGCGTCAACGCGCCAATCGCCCGATTTACCGGCAATTCCTAGACGTTCGACGCATTCGTCCTCATGTTCCGCCATAGCTTTATAAGCCGCGTCAAGAAACATTACGAATTTTTTTTCATTTTTATTGGGTTTTTCGCCTTTATTTACACGTTCTAATTCCCTATTGCCTCGTTTAAACCAATCGTAAAGAGTTTGTTTTGATACTCCGGCCAAAGCTGCGGCCGTTTCCACATACGAACCACGCCGTAAAGAGCTAACAATTTTTTCTTGAACTAAGTCATTGAGCGCGGACGGACGACCGCCTCTCTTTTGTTTAGCTTCGATTAACTCGTTTGTTCCGTCAATTTTTCTAAGTTTTTTCGATTTTGGACTAGGCATTATTTCCCCTATGACCTAAGTTTATACATAAAATTAGTATAGATCAAGCGGCGTTACGATAGTCGTCCGGATTTATGTTTAGTTTTTCCATTTTGTAGTAGATGCCTGTTCTAGAAATGCCTAATACTTTAGCCGTATTAACGACGTGTCCTTTATTTCTTTTGAGTGCTTTAATGATAAAGGTCCGCGCCGCTTGTTTCAAAGTCTTGCTCAAAGTTTCCCTCGATGTTTAAGTCTTGAACGAATTCGACCAAATTTTGGTCATCGTCTGTAAATCGAAATAACTCTAACTTAGTTCTAAAACCAAAATCAAGTAATAAATCAAATATTTCCTCGTCTGAATTGTTTTCGACATAAGCTTTAGGCAAAAGGATATGTCTATCGTATTTAGAAATAAAGAATTTAGGTTTAGAACATTCCATTGACTAAAATTATATGATAAAACTTTACAGATTGATGCAAAATATAGGCTACGAAGGTTAATCTAATGCTATTGTCTAGGTATTTAATTAATTTTTTCATTTTTTCTCCTTAAATCTAATATGGAATAAATCTATTATTACGTTACTGAAATTTTCCGTTATAACTTCTTGAATTTCTTCGGACAAACCTTGGGCTAATCCTGTTTCATACATGATTGAATGTCCTATTTCGTGTAGTAGTGTCCTTTTGAAATCGTCATTTTTTAATAAGGCGTCTATTCTAATTCTTTTTTTCCGATCGCAGCAAGTCCCCTCGGCGTCTTCATTTTCTATTAATCCGTCGACTACTATTAAATGGTAGTCTCGCCCTTTGATTTTGATAAACTTAGGGATTTTCATAAATATTTTTCTGTAATGGTTGATAGGTTTCTAATTTCCATTTCCCATTGTCCGTTGTAGACATTGCGAAGGTAAGCCGTGCCCCTAAAGTGTCTATTATTTTGCGGACCTTTATAGCCCTCGTCGTGATAGTAACAGGCTCCAATTTGTAGTCCCAT